TAATATTAAATTTATAATATTAAGTAGACAATGGGAAAAAATAGTAACACATAATCCTATAGGTGAATATGGACACCCACAACATAAAGCTGTATTTAATTTTATTAAAGAATATATTGATAAAATTATTTTAGAAGATATATTATATGTGTTTGGAAAATCCAATATTAAACTAGATAAAAAAAGTTTGGAAATTAAAAAAGAATTACTTACACTATATAAATCAGAACAACCCATTATTAATCAGTTATTAGATAATAATGGAGATTGGTTTAAGAGTAACAATTCTTCTAACTATATTGAGTATGAATGTATTGAAAAATATGATGAAGCTAAAAATAAAAACAACTATATAGCATGTTATGAAAAATAAAAATTTAGTTATTATTGTGTGTTATTGTGATACAGAACAAAAAATAAAACTGTTACATAATATGATTAATCAAATAAAAAACAAATTTGATATATTAGTAGCATCTCACTCCCCCTTACCCATTTCAATTCAAAATGATATAGATTATTTAGTATATGATAAAAGTAATCCTATTTTAAAATATCCTGAAAGAGGGATGGAATTTTGGAGAACTATCCAAAATCAAAAAATATCACATATAATGAATGATTATGGGTGGACTGTTTTTAATTTAAAGAAAAATGCTATCACATTTTGTCAAAATTTAGATTACTCCCATTATTCTTTTATAAATTATGATATAGAAATAACAGAAGAAGTATTAAATACACTTAATAACCCAAAAGACTTTATATGTAGTGATTTTAAAGACCCAACTACTAATATTTCTTTATTCCCAAGCCTTTTATTTAATATTTTAAGCAAAGAAAATGCTAATAAAATTAATAGTATAATATCTAAACAAGAATATACTAGTTCAGATCCTACAACAAAACAATCATTATATTTAGATGCAGAAGCATATTGGGGTCATTTAATTTCTAACTTTAATTATACAAAAATAGAAACAGAAATAGTAGGGTTATTAGAAACAGGAAACCCAGATGTATTAAATTATAATAAAAGTAATGATCAATATAAATTATTTTTTTCTAAAGATCAAGTTATAATATATGATAATTTTGAAGAAAAACTAGTAAAAATAAGGGTAAATGGAGAGGAAATTGAATTAAACAATAAACAATCTATTATATATTTTTCTGAATTAAAAAATTTAGGATATTATTATAACGATAAGTTAATAGACCTTACTTCTAAATTAAATACTGATATTTATAATAGAATAGAACAACAGTAATATTTATAAACAAAAATAAAAATGAGTACAACAAAGTTATTAAAAGAAGAGTTGCAACAACTAAAAGATTTTCAATTAAAAGATAATGAAATTACTTTTGCTTTAGGACAAATAGAAATAAAAAAACTATTTCTTGAAAAAGAAAAGCAAAACCTCCAAAATCAACATCAAACTCAACTCCAACAACAAGAAAAAATAGGTAGAGAATTACAAGAAAAGTATGGAGAAGGTAATATTGATTTAGAAAAAGGAGAATTTATTAAATTAAAATAGTTCTTTGAGAAAATCTTTAATATGTATAATAAAACAATATTAAAAATAACATATAAAGATGGCAGAAACATTATTATCTCCAGGTGTATTAGCTAGAGAAAACGACCAATCATTTATTACTCAACAACCTGCTGAAATTGGTGCTGCAATTATAGGCCCAACAGCATTAGGTCCTGTTGAAGTACCTACTTTGGTTACTTCATTTAGCGAATATTCAGCAATTTTCGGTAATACAGTACAAAGTGCATCAATTGCCTATTCGTACTTAACTTCATTAGCAGCAAATAATTATTTCCAAAGTGGTGGATCTAGTTTATTAGTTACTAGAGTAACTCCAGAAGACTTTACTTCAGCGACAAGCTCATTTATTAGTACAGTAGATGGGTCTGGTTTATTAACAGGAGATACCAATGCTGCAGCTTTATTTTCTTCAGTTACAGATGCTGGAACAGAATTTACAGGTTCTGGGGTAGTAGTTTATGCAGCCCCACAAACTTTTACTACTAATGGTAGTGGAACAGGAGCAACATTTGCTCTTCAAACTAACAATGGAATAGTAACAGGAGTAACTGCTTCTGCAGCAGGAAATGGATATGAAGTAGGAGATACAATTACCTTTTCAACTAATAATGTAGGTGGTTCTCCATTAGTAGCAACTGAATTAACAGGTTCAGCTACTTTAGGATTTGCAAATGGTAATGATGGTACTTTTACAATTGCTCAAGGAGCTACTGCAGCAACACAAGCTGTAGTAAGTGGAGTTAATGCAACAGGAGTAACTGGAGTAACTTTTACAATAACCACAGCAGGAGGAGATGGATCTGCTGATATTACAACTATAACTGCTACAGGATTAGGAGAAGGAGCTAAAGTAGGAACAATTTTTACAATATCCGCAGCTGCTATTAATAGTGCAATAGGTGCTGGTACTGGTACTGGAAGTACTGTTATTACAATTACTGAAGCAGATCTAACGGCAGATACTGCTATTATAACATTAGAAGAAGATAATTTAGCAGATGTAAACCAACCTTTTGTATTGGAAACCATTTCTGAAGGTTCAGTAATGAATACAGGAACACAAGAATTAAGTGAAGGGGCATTAGCAACTGGATCACGTGAAAATATACGTTGGTCAGTAGCAAGTGTAAATACAGGTTCAGGAACATTTAGTTTACTTATCCGTAGAGGTGATGATAATTCAAATCAACAAACGGTATTAGAACAATATACTAATGTGTCATTAGACCCGTACCAACCAAATTATATAGCATCTCAAATCGGTGATATTAGCAAACGTTTAGTAAATGAAGGTTCAGATTATTTTATACAAGAATCAGGATCATATGCTAATTTATCAAGATATGTAAGAGTTAAGTCTGTAAATATGAAAACTCCTAATTATTTCGATAATAATGGACAAGCAAAATCTGAATTTACAGGATCTCTACCAGCTATCCAATCCGGTTCATTTAATGGAGCAGTAGGAGACAATATAGTATCTGGAAGAGTTGCTAATTTCTATAATAATATAGGAGATGGTGCTGCTTTTGATACACAAGGTTTAACTGGTAGTAATTATGATAACGCAATTGCTTTATTAGGAAATGTAGATGAGTACCAATATAATGTAATAAGTGCTCCTGGATTACTTAACGCAACTCACGCAACTCAAACAACAGCTTTAATTAATAACTCAATAAATAGAGGAGATAATATTGCAGTACTAGATTTAGTAAAATATGGTAGCTCAATCGCTTCAGTATCCCAAGCAGCAGCTGCATTTGACAATAGTTATGCAGCAACATATTGGCCATGGGTTCAAATGCTTGATCCACAAACAGGTGAATTAGTATTTTGCCCAGCCTCAACTGTAATCCCTGGGGTGTATGTATTTACAGACGCTTCAAGTGAACCATGGTTTGCACCAGCAGGATTAACTAGAGGTGCTTTAGGACAAGTAGTTAGAGCTGAAAGAAGATTAACAGCGAATAACAGAGATACTTTATATGAATCAAATGTTAACCCACTTGCAACATTCCCACAATCTGGAGTAGTTGTATTTGGTCAGAAAACACTACAAAAACGTTCTAGTGCTTTAGATAGAGTAAATGTACGTAGATTATTAATTGCTCTTAAAGGATTTATTTCTGGGGTAGCTGATAATTTAGTATTTGAACAAAATACAATTGCTACAAGAAACAATTTCTTAAGTGTAGTAAATCCGTATTTAGAAGGAGTACAACAAAGACAAGGATTGTATGCATTTAAAGTGGTAATGGATGATACAAATAATACAGCAGCAACAATAGACAGAAATGAGTTAGTAGGACAAATTTTCTTACAACCAACTAAAACAGCTGAATTTGTAATATTAGATTTCAATGTATTACCAACTGGAGCAACTTTCCCAGCGTAAGAATTAAAAAGATAAATATTTATAATAAAATAAAAAAATAAAATGGCAGTATTAGATCCAAACGAAATATTTTTCACCGCTTTTGAGCCAAAACAAGCAAACAGATTCGTCATGTACATTGATGGTATTCCAGCTTATTTGGTAAAAGAAGTAGGGGCTGTAACTTTATCACAAGGTACAGTTGAATTAAATCATATTAATGTATCAAGATATGTAAAAGGAAAATCCACTTGGGATCCAATTTCTTTAACATTATTTGATCCAATTACCCCATCTGGAGCACAAGCAACTATGGAATGGGTACGTTTACACCACGAATCAGTTACTGGTCGTGATGGGTATAGTGATTTCTATAAAAAAGATCTTACTTTTAACGTACTAGGGCCTGTAGGAGATATCGTATCTGAATGGATTATAAAAGGTGCATTTATTACAAACGCATCATTTGGAGATTATAATTGGGACACAGTAGATACTGCACAAAATATTTCAATTACAGTACAACCAGATTATTGTATTTTAAATTTCTAAAATTTTACCCACCCCTGATTAGAAAATAGCTTGGCTTTTGCCAGGCTTTTTCTTATTTTAAACATATGGTAAAAGATTATCCTAATTTCTTAACATCTTCTGAAATAGAAAGCATTAAACAGGAGATATATAATTTAAAAAAATATTGGAAACATTCTTCTCAATATAAAAATTCCCATCTTCTTCCTTATAAAAATACTCCCATTATAGAAGTTTTAAAAGACCAATATAAAGCAGAATACCTTTTAGGCGATCCCTTATATCGATTAGAAGGATGTAAAGAAGATATAAATTTAGATACACAACTACTACTAATTCATAGTTTTAATTGGGTATATAAAAAGTTATTAGATAAGATTCAACAAATAACATCTATAGAAACAGAACTAGAAACAGAATTGACAATCCCTGGATTTCATATATTTGCTTCTTACTTACAACCATTGAATACTTTTAAATATCATGTAGATACTAGTATTTTAGATTTTTACCCCCATATAGACATTACTAAAATAAAATCTTTTGTTTTACTTATAGAAGCTAATGGTACTACTCCTTGTTTAGATTACAAAACAGGAATAAAAGAATATGAATTTGGGACTTTACATTTGTGGGACGGAAATATAGAACATAGAATAGGAGAATTTGAAATAAAAAAAGGTGATTCAAGAATTACTCTCCAAGGTCATTATTACTATGATCCAGATACAAATACAAATAAATTATTCTTTTAAAAATTATGTGGAGATGTAATAAAAGTTTATTATATTAATATTTATAAACGCACAAAAACGTTATTAACAAAATAAAGATTATGGCCGAATTTAAATTAGCTACCGAAGTTGTAGACTTACCCTCAAAAGGATA